ACCCAGCTTTTCATGCCGATTCGGCCATCTTCCATGGTTGATAGACATGTAATATTATATTCATCAGCAGTGGCATAACTCGGCCTGTAATAGCGGACGGACATATCAGATAAATCAATACATCCGAGGCCCCTTCGATCCTGCATGCCATAAGACGCCGTATAGCCGAAACAGAAATATATTTTATTGTCAGAATAGCAGAAGTCATTCACGCCGTTCCTATGCATTCCGGCATTGTTTCTATTTCTGATGTCATAAACAACATAGGGAGTTGCCGCATCGATATTTATGACCTGAATCCCTTCGAAATCATTGTGCGGTCCCCAATATTCATTTGACCCCAGTATGGCCCACCCAAGTTCATGAACGAGCTTCATGGTGTGTGGGCCTCCAGTTGTTGTTCCCCAGTTCCATCTTATTACCGTATGGTATTCATAATGACCTGTTATCGGATCTGGTTCATCCCTTAAATTTATAAATCCGATTTCCTGATTTCCCTGTCCCCATCCGCCATGACAATAAACTCTGTCATAGCTTGGTGAATCGCTTATCCGTATTGCATGTTGCTTCCATGGCAAAACAGGTTCTTCTGTATCAACATTCCAGCTCAAGCCACATCTTACATCAGCGTCATATTGCTGATGGTATGTAGTAATGCTTTCAGCTTCAACGTCAAGAATCTGAAAGCAAATTGATATGCCTGCAACCGCTCCGAGTATGATAAACTTTCCTTTGTTGCAGTCGCGGAACCATGTATAAGATGAGCAGATTGCCGGTGAAGATCCGGTGGTGTTGTATTCTCTCGTAAGAGAAAATCCATCAGTGATGGTATACTCTTTTATGATTGTCGGATAACTGCCGCCGCAGGCAAAATACACCTGGCTTAATTCTTCCCTTAAATGGATATAAGTGGCTTGAATACTGTCCAGACTTTTGACTGCCGCAACCTTCGTATAAGCAAGTAACATATTCCCATCTGGCTTCATCGTTGCCGCTGGTCTTTGCGCGATTTCTCCGGGTTCATCATAGTCAGTTATTTTTACCGGATCCGACCATGTGACACCATTGTCCTGGGAAACCACATAATAAATGTTATAGATGGCACCACTGTCGATATTGCTGTCAAGATATTGAAAGAATAGATACAGATCACCTTCTTCGGATTGGACAAGCTCCGTACATGATTTGGCATGGTTCACATTCAGCCCTGTCAGCGGAATCTCTGTTTTCGCAGACCATGATCCAAAGCTGGTGCAAGTGCTGTAATAAAGGTAATATGATTTTGAAGTATCTGAAATGTCACCGAGAAAGTCGATATTTCCATCTGGAACAAGATCCGTGCTCCCGGCCCACGCAGCAACGTATGTCCCATTGGCCAGTTGAATGATGCTTGCCCCCTGTTGCCATGTGCCTGTATATGCAGAAACTGCCCAGTCACCAAGATTTGTTCCTGTGACAGATCTTTTGTGCGAATATATATGTCCCCACCCCCATGTGATAAGGGCAATGTTTCCGTCATCCATTTCACAGGCATCAACTTCCCGATATCCCATTCCGGAAACAGCGTTTGCTTTTTGAAACCACTGCATTTGATCTGTGTCTGTATAATAGCTATAAATCGCATCTCCATAATTATAATACATAATCATGCGACCAGACGAATGGGCCACAATAGCGGAATCTCTTTCAGATATTGATTGCTGGGTATTGAAATAAGTATGGAAAAACGGGATCACGTCCTGTGCCGCAAGGCTCATGATTTCAACAATTGGCCTTCTATTCAAGGTATCCATTCGGGCTTGCAATGTAGAATCGAGAGTGAGCGACATTATACCTCCGACATGATCAATAATTTAAGCTCAACATTTTTTCGATATGGAGCACTCGCGCCAGCGGACAAATGATATTCGCCGTGCAGGCTTAAAATTTCCACATTATAGGTGGACCCGTTTTCAGGATTCCAAACCACCTGGGCATCTGCGGTCAAGAGGGTTAAGAGTTCCCCATATTGAGTGGTGGACATGAATGACCAGGGCAGCTTGACTTCCTGGCCAGCGATGAAGGTGCCCCATGAAAAAAATGCCACACCGCCCATGGTTTTTAGTGAGGATCCGCGCCGCTCCTCGGTGATAATGGGCACGGGCTCGTTGGGATTGATGGCAAACGTATATGATCCGAGTATCATGGCCATTTATTGCATTTCCTCGCGCATAATTTTAATGACAAGCTGTTCGACCTCTGTTTGCAGCCTGGCGCTCATCCGTTTATCCTGCATGCTCTCCATGCTCACAGGCACGCTGATGCTGGTATTTTTTACGTTTTGGACATTAGTCACCGGTTTAACCCCCGGCGGAAGCACGGTTTCATCATATTTTAGAATGGCCGGGAATTCATCGTCGGAAAGACCCGGATATCCTTTGTGCAGACGGGGTGCATTGGCGAATAAAGATGCCGGCACATCCCTTGTGGGTGCAGAATCCTTTCCCGGCCTTCCGCCTTTGTGCCAGAGGGTTGCCGACCAATCCGCACCCAGGCCGGCGCTGGCATCCAAAGTGGTCCCACCGCCAAATAATGATCTGATTCCCGAAAACAAAGACCCGAATAATCCGGACCCGCCGGACGATCCGCCGCCGAATAATAATTCCTTGGTCATCTGCCCGAGCATGTCCGAAAAACTGTCGGACAATGAATGACAGAACGCCCGAAAATAATCAGCGGCTGAATCCAACTCTCCACGGAATGCATCTTTGAAAAAGCTGGAGAAATTATCTTCGATGGCATCGGACGTGCGCTCGGACAGTTCCACAAGCCAAACGTTATTTTTTTTGGCCGCCTCTAAACGCTCCTCATCAAGTGCCTTAATTTGCTCGATGAGCCATTGGTGTGCCAGGGCCTCATCTCCGGTGTATTTCTCGTAATCTTCGGCCTGTTTTTCAAGCTGGACCTTGCGGTAATTGTAGTAATCGTCGGAAACAAATTTTAAATCCGAATACATGGACTCGAAGGCCTCGCGGGTTTTTTCCGCATCGGCCTGGGTCTGGTCAAACCCGGTAATGTATTGACCCACATCAACCCTGAGCTGCTGCTCCATGGTTTCAAAGGTGCCGGAGGGAATGATCATGGCCCGCTGGAATTCTTCCTGGGCCTTTTCAACTTCTTTCATAAGAGCTTCATATTCTTTTTTGGCCTTTTCCGCATCTTCATCGCCGGCGCCACCGCCGGCCCCGCCAGGCCCTCCGGTTCCGGGCGGCTGGTAAATTTCCCAGCCCGGCGTTTCCGGGGCGATTTTGCCATAATAGGTGGACGGGGTCTGGGGCACGGGCTGTGTTTGCGTTTTTTGCGCGCCGGTCTGCCAGTCCCGCCGGCCGGAAATCACGTCCATGATGTTGCCAATGGCGTCTTCCCAGTCCTTCCAATGGTCAATGGCCGTGCCGATATCCGCGTTAAATTTTTTGAGCTGTTCATTGAGAAGATACAGGCCGGCCGCGATCTTGGCCGGACCCCAGCTCCCGAACAGGATCCGGCCCGCGATCCCGGCGCCGGCGGCCCCCACCACGCCGTCGGGCAGGCTGTTATACAGGGCGATGGTTTTTTTCAAAGACCCGTAAAGCGCTCCCACTCCCTCGTTGGCAAAACGAACAAACTCCTCCCGGTTTTCCCGCACATACTGGGCCATTTCCTTGAGGGTTTCATTGAGGATCCCGGCTTCCTGCTCAAAGGTGTCGATCTCCACCCGCTCCACGGCGCTCTTGAATTCATACCACCGGGTGAGCACGTTGTCCCGCATGGTGCCGGCCATTTCTTTCAAGGATCCGGTGGCGTTGTAATACTGCCGGGTCAGGTCCTCCACTTTTTTACGTTGATCTGAAAGGATAATGGCAGATACAAAGGCGCGCTGACCGAACAGTTCCTGGGCGGTTTTGACCTTGTTCGTGGAGTTCCGGATTTTGTCCATGGCCTGGTCATAGGACATGCCGGTCTTTGCCAGCTCGGTGATGATCTTTCGCAGGTCCGTGCCCGCCTTGCTCGCGTCGATGTTGGCGTCCACCAGGGCGCCCACCTTGGCCGTGGTCTGCTCGATGTCCCAGCCGTAGGCCCGGGCCGCGGCCCCCACGTTGGCCATAGACTCCTGGAATTTTTCCATGTCAAGCGCCGTGGTCGTGGTGCCGGCGGCCATGACATCCATGTACCGGGAAAGTTCGATGGCCTGGGCGTTGAACGAGTTCATGGTTCCGGCGGCCACGGTGGCGGCCTCGGCCAGGTCCGCGTCCAGGGCCGTGGCCAGGTCCAGGGTGAGCCCAGTCACTTCCATGATTTCGTCTTTGGTCAACCCGAGCTTGGCATAGGCGATCTCAAGCTGGCCCACCTGGGTGGCCGTGTACTCGGTGCGCTCCCCCAGGTCCTTGGCCAGACCGCTCAATTCCTTGAAATCCTGCTCCCCGGCCTTGGTAATGGCCTTGACCTTGGACATGGTTTTTTCATAGTCCGCGCCCGTGGCCAGAAGATCCCGCCCCACGATTCCCAGCATGGTGGCCCCGCCCAGGGTGGCGATGGCGCCCTGCAGCGAAAACACGCTCCCGGTCAGTGCCTTGACCCGGCCGGTCACGTTATGAAAGGCTGTTTTGGTGGCGTCCCGTGCCGCCAGGATGATTTCTAATCGATGATCAGCCATTTAAAATGCTCCACATTTCAGGTTTATGGGTTCAAGGGTTCAGGGTTCAGAGGTTTAGGATTAAAAACCTTTGAACCTTTGAACGGGGAATCTTGAACCTGTTTATTAACCTTTGAACGCTGAACCTTGAACCTTTTAACCTTTTTTTAAGACGCTTCCACTTCACCCCTCACCAGGACGGCCATTTCTCCCCAGACCACACCATCCTCATTGTCGGGATCATAGGTGATAATGGGCACGTCATGCCCTTCCGGCGTAATGGTTTGACCCCCTGCATCGATACGGATTTCTCCGACCTCATAACCGGCCTGGTCCCAGGTGATCAGACCGGCGGCTTTATCCGTGGAGCTAATGAGTTTTGTTCCAAAAGAGGCCGTGATTTTGGTCACGCTGGAAAGATCCACCGGGGCTTTAACGTCAATTCTAAACGCCCCGTCAGCGCCGGATACGGTGGATCCCTCATAGTTTCTATCCAGGGTGAAAGCGTCGGGGTTGCCCGGGATGGGACAGGCGATGATTTGATACCGCTGGCTGTCCGGTGCGATGAAATATTCATTCAAATGATAAGCCCCGGAAAGAGCGATCCCCACGACATTGTCAACCGTGGCGCTTCCGTTGGTAAAGGTTGCCGAGGTTGCCCTGCCGTAAGCCACCAGTATCTTGTCAATGGTGTTATTATGCCCAAGCCATAGGGTTTCGGTATCCATTATTATTTCTCCTCAATATCCCGGTCCGTGGTAATCGAGCGTATGGCCCTGGAAACGGTGCGGGACATTATGGCCTTTGCGGCGGTGATGGATTTTATGGCCGGATCGATAATCTCAGAAAGGCCACCCGTGAGGATTCTTCCGATTACACTCCCGGCAAATGATATCGAGCCGACAAGTTTCCTGAAACCCGAAAAAGCCCTTTTCAGATATCCGGAGGACGAGAGCCCTCCATCCGTCTTTCGCTTATAATTAACCCGCCGGGTCAGGCTCGATGAAAATGAAACCGCCCCGGCAATAAATCTCTGGAACGGCCCGGACGCCCACTCCAGAAGCCCGGACCATGAAATCGATCCCTGAGCCGATCTGAAATGATTTGCGATCCGTTTGACAATTCCTGACCATGAAATCGATCCGGTCAGCTTTCTCGACCCGGCAAACTTTCGGGAAAGACCCCCGGACGTATCCAGATCCCCTCCGGGCTCCCTCTTAAAGTTCACTTTTCTCGCAAGGCTTGCCGAAAATCCCATGACCCCGGAAACAGATCTTTTCAATGCACCGATTGACCAATCAACAAGCCCCGACCATGAAAACTCGCCATCCGTTGCCCTGAAATAGTTGGCAATCCTGTAAACCATCCCGGATGTTGACAAAACACCCTCTGGGGATCGATGCAGGCTTGCTCGCCGGGTTGTAATGCCTGACTGTGATATGTCCCCTTGCGGTTTTCTCTTGAACAGGGGAAGCCTTGACACCGACCCGGAGAGATTTCCCATAATTCCTGCGACATTTCTCATGATCTTTTTTAAGGCGGAAACATCCCCGGAAAAACCATGATCCCCCACGGTATCTCTTTTATAGGCAGCCTTTCTTGTCAACTCTCCGGATAACGGCATGTCACTCCTCGAAATCGTATTTTATCAACCCCCAGTGACCGCACCGGACAGATCCGTCTGCCCACACCTTGAATCCGGCATCCGTGGCCCTCTGGCAGAACGCCCAGTCCTCGCTCAAGTATTCCCTGAAACCGCTCGGATGGGTATGGATGAACGGCTGATAAAAGGCATATGCTTTTTTAAAGGTTATGTTCTGGTCATATTCAAGCTCCGGGTATTTTTTGACCATCTCATGGATGACCCTTGACGCCACGAGCATGCACCCGGTGCTGATGTATTGAACCTGGTGGATAGATCCGTTTTTAAACACATCGGACAACGGCGTTTTATTTCCGTAAAGCGGCCGGATGGCGGTATGCGCCTCATGATCTTTTTTCAGCCGGTAAAACCCCCCGATAATATCCTTGCCGGATTCCACGAGCTTCACAATGCAATCAATGGGAATCTCGATGTCATCGTCAACCGTGAAAAGATAATCAAACTCCCTGCCCATATAATCCACAAGGGTGTTCTGCCTGGCCCGGCAGATCAAACTCTCCCCGACCCTCGGCACCAGACTGGATGTGATCTTATGTTTAGCGGCATACTGCATGGCCTTTTGTAATGACAAGATCGCCCCCCACTCCGGGGATCTTCTACTGGTAACATTCACATAAACCTTTTTAATTTCCGACATGCCCCTCCTTTCTCAAATGGGCGATCAGCCAGGTCACCCGGTCGCCATTGCCCTTTCTCCGATCCTGCGAGGCCAATTTTATCAGCCTGAATCCCGGCCAGAAATCAGCAAAAAAGCTCTGCCGAGAGAATGCCCGGCAATGGGTGTCATCTCCCCAGGCATCAGGACTCAGATAATGGGGCACGATCACATTGAGGTTGCCCCCCGGTTTCATGACCCTCAACAGTTCCTTTTTCAATGCCACAAGATCATGGATATGCTCCAGTATATGGGAAGCCAGTACGTCATCAAACACACCGCCCAAAAACGGCAGCCCCTGCTCGCAATTCCCCACGACCTCACCATGAGGGTTGATGTCATAATTGACAAATCCCTTCATGGGATGAGGCCCGCACCCCAGATTAAGCCTCTGCATTGACTGTCAATTCGTAAGTGAATTCCACGGTATCGTTGGCGATCACGGCCGGGGCATTGTCCACCAGGTTCCGGTCCATCATGGTGCCGCCGGAAACGGCATTGAATATGCCATGCTCATTCACCGTGTAGGCCGCGCTTGCCTGAATGGTGGCAACGGTCTGATAAATATTGGCCGTGTTCTCGCCGGGCGATGTATCGTTGATCCGGGTTTCCCGGCTGTTCTGCAGGGCGGTATGGGCGTTTGACTCTGCAGTACCGTCGTCCCCCATGTCATGCCAGGTAAACGCATCAAGGGGATAGGTCGTGGAATCCTGGAGAGAGTCCACCACATAATTGGCAAACGCCGTGGTCACTTTCTTGACCGATACCACTCCCAGATCCTCCCACTCCCCGGTCAGGTATCTTTTTATCCTCATCCTCAGGAAGCCGAATATTTCGACCACGCCGGCGAGCTTTGTGGCTTTCAGGGCCTCCATGATCTCCCCCTGGGGAACTCCGCGGGGAACAATTCCCTTGCGAACTTTTTTGGCTATCTGCTTTTGCCGGAAAAATCTAACGAGCTTTTTGTAGTAATCTTGAAACATTTTGTTGTCTCCTCTCCGTTTTGTTTTCGGCGGTTGAGTTCCGTCCGGGTTCTTTTTTTATTGATAAACCTCGACCTCAAATCCAAAACCTCGGTTCCATCATTCCATCTTGCTTTCCATTTTTTCGGAAACGGGTTGTAAATTGACAGCAACAGCCTGACCATTAAAAAATTCCCTGGATCAATCGGTGCAGAACCGATTTTCTCTTGAGATCCCCACTTTCGGCAAGATCCCCCCCGATTAATCTTTTGAACTCCGCAAGCCTCTCCAATGCCCCTGCCATATTGAGGGTGTTGCTAATGATATCCCTCCTGGCGTCAAGAATTCTCTCAACATCCCCGGACGAGGACAATATCCCGGTAATATCCCGGTAATATTCCGTCCCTGAGAGAGTCTCCATGGTAATGGATACCCCCACCGCATCACCGGCCGAGAAAGGTATGGCCGCGCTGTTGGTGGTATCATACCCCCTGAACTCATACAGAGAACCGTTTGCGGCCCCGGTGGTATCTATCCCGAAAATCACATTGGAATAATTATAGGCCGAAATCCCCAGCGTGGTTTCTCCGTCCGTGCATTCCTTTCCCGCGGCAAAACCGCTTGAGCATCCGCCACCCGATGGATCAGAACACCGGTTGGCGCTCGCCCCCTCGTCAGAGAGCCCGGAGCAGGCATAAGCCGCAAGGTCGCTTGCCGACAGAGTCAGCCATGACCCTGAGTCTTTTCTAACCTCTATCCTTACTCCGGTGGATGCAAGGGTCTTATTGCATACCGCGCTTTGATAGAACTGTAAAACAACGCACAGCTTGGTGCCGACCGCCACATCAGACAGCCCGGTATTTTCAGAGGCCAGATCCGCGGAGTCCGCCTCATTTCTCAATATCGAATTTCCATGCAGTCCGTCAGAGAGATAGTATGTTGACATTAATCATCGACCCCATAAAGGGCGTTGCATTTCATTTCGTCATCCGACCCGAACGGAGTGTGGCCGTCCGGGGTTTCCAGACAGCAATCCCCGCAATTTGTGCACCGGTCCTTTTTGATATGAACCTCGCATCCTCTTGCCTGATGTATCCATAATTCCTGATCGCCGAGCAATAACAGGTTCCCTTTTTTCCTCATCCAATCGGGCATCAACGACACCAGTTTCTCCCATGCCTCCCGGATCTCTTTTCCATGGGTTTCATTGTCAAGGTATGTGATATCACACCCCGGCACATTGGCCTTGATCGGATCCAACAGGCACCGGAACGGTTTATTCGCCTTTGCATTGCACAGGTATTTTTTCATGCAATGTGTCCTTTTTTTATATCCTCTGCCCCTTCATTTTGAGCCTGAAATTTCGCTGAATGTTGCGCGAGGCCCGGTGTTCCTCGGCCCGCCAGAAGGGATCCAGAATGGGCCGGGCCGGGGTTTTGAACCGGGTGGTGGATTTTCTGACAAACATATATTTCCGGGCCACGGATCTTTTTCCCATGCGAGCGCCTTTTCTCATAAAAAATTCCCGGCGGCTCCGGCTCATATCGGCAACGAACCCTTGCTGCTGTTTCTCGGCGATGCGCTTCCAGGACGCCGATGTTTTGGGTCCGGTCCAGCCGATGCGCATGTCAAAAGGCCGCTGATCCTTGACAAAATACCGCACCGCAATGGCCAGCCGGCGCAGCGGCTTGTTTGCCGCAATCCCTTTGCCCTTGGCGCCCCAGGCCCTGGCCAGAAACGTCAACGGGTGAAATTTCCTCCCGCCCGGCGCGCCTTCCCGGATCTGCTTTTTGAGCAGCCGCATGAGCCGGAACCCTTCCACCTTGACCGATGTGTTCAGGGCTTTTTCCTGGCGCATGGACTCCGTTTTCAGAGCACGCTCAATATTTGTGAATCCTTTTGTGGTTGCGTGAAGCAAAAAACCTCCCGGTTTTTATGGGTTCAAGGTTCCCCGTTCAAAGGTTAATAAACAGGTTCAATGTTCCCCGTTCAAAGGTTCAAAGGTTTTTAACCCTGAACCCCGGAACCCTGAACCTCTGAACCTTTATTTTGTTTTTTCAGCTCGATCCGCTCCAGCTTTCTGATCTTTCTCCACATACACTCGCTTAACTCAATATCCAATTCCGCCGCCCTTGCCCTTACTTCCCGGTAATCCAGGCCGATAACCCCAAGACCCGCGCCCCGCCATTGTGTTCTTACATCTTCCCAGAGATCCAGGACCTCCAGGTTTTCCGGCATAATCGCCGGCCTTTTGTGAGAACCATAATCGCAGGTTTTACAGGGCGGGATTTTTTTGGCCTTTTTTTTGCTGGCCAGGCATGTTTTGCAGTAGTTTATTCGCTTTGTGTCTGAGATCCATCCCCAGACGTCGGCAAGTTTTTTTCCTCATCCCTTGCCCCGTAGGTTTCCTTCACGATCCCGCCGAATACTTCCATGGTTTTTTTATGGGGCTGTTCTTCCAGGGCTTTCAAGGCGTCCGGATCCTGCACACAAAGATCCATGACCTTTTGTATCCCCTCGTCCACCAGGTTCATGTTTAAAATCGGCGGGCTGTAATATGAAAAATAAAATCCATATTCTTTAAGATCCCGGAGCTCTTTCCGGGTAAGGCCCCGCACCTTTACGCCGTTTACTTCGCGCATACTAAAAACCTCCGCTTTCCTATATGATCAGATCATATGCGGCCACGCTATTGGTTACCCTGGCCACGATATTGCTGGCCTCTGAACCGTCCGTATAGTATCCCACAAAATCAAGGGACACGATCAAGCCCTGGGGTCCCTCCACGGGTACGCCGTTGACCGAGTAGAGCAGCTCCTGGATCTCGAATTCCAGGATCGAGCTGGCGCTGGCCGTCACTGTGACCTTTAAAGAGGTTTCCGTATCCCCGGTGGCTTTGTCCAGCAATGTTTTGCTTTCGAACAGGGTTTTAAGGTTTCCCGTAACCGTCACCAGTCCCTCCGGGATATCCCCGCGGATTCCGCCGCCGCCGATGACAAAAGAGTTGGGATCCAGCCCGAAATCCAGACTCAATGAAAGCTCGGTGGCATTGGCCAGGGATCCGCCGCCCTCTAAAATCGCGGCATCAAAATTTTCGACCCTGGCAAGACTTACCGTTGTCGGGGATCCGTCAAATGCGCTGGTTTCATGGCTCATTTGGGCGCCGAGCACTTCCATATTGCAGATCAGCTCTCCATCACCGCCCACGGTCATGGAAAACGTGGAAATCTTGCATCCCACAAACCGCTGGTACACGGCGGATGCCAGATCCGTAAACGCTTCCTCCAAGGAAAAGCTGGGCATGGAAGATCCCACCTTGAACTCATGGGTATATGGGTCGCTTCCCGTGGTCGTTGGATCGCCGAACATGGCGGCAAGCCAGTAAGGCATGGCGCCGGAATCCGCCGGCACCACAATGGGACCGGAAACATTCTGATTGCCGACAAAGGGCGCTACGGTATTTCGGGATCCGGTGAGGGTGGCCGGCGAATTCCTGTTTTTGGCGCCCACAATACCGCAGGTGTTCATGGGTAGAACAAATCCCGCCGTTGCCACGGTGCCATATGCGACATTCTCAAACCCAACAATAATCGTTGTATTTACGCCGCGCTGTTGTGTCATAATAAAATTTCCTTTCGTAAATTTAAGGTTCCGGGTTCCGGGGTTCAGGGTTAAAAACCTTTGAACCTCTAAACCTTTGAACCTATAAACCCCTGAACCTTTAAACCCTATATTAGCGGATCATTCCCGATGCACATTCGCTCCCTGAACCCAACGGCCACGTCCGCCTCGAAATTCGGAAAACTGGTCAGGGTATCCGTGATAAAGTCATAACCCATCACAAACCCGGCGGGCTTGGCCGAGCGGATCACCGCCAGGATCCGGCCGATGAACTCCACCAGCTTGCCCGTGGCCGTGAATTCCTCCGCATTGCTTTCGGCCCGGGTCACCAGGGATGAATCATTGACCACGATAAACAGGCCCACACCATATTCCACGATCCGGTTTTCCTCGTCCGCGGATTTTGAAGGGGAGTGAAACTGCACGTCCGGAGCATCCGACTCGCCCGGAGGCTCCCGGTCGTCCTGATCCAGATACACATTGGGCTTTTGTCCGTAATGGAACCGGCACCAGGCGATCAACTCCGCGTCCTGGGCCACGGCAGTAAACAGATTGTTTGTGAGAGTATAAACATCCATGTTTGTGGGTTCCCCGCTTTGGGTTCAGGGTTCAGGGTTCAGGGTTGAAGGATAACAAGGTTCAAGGTTCTGGGTTCCGGGTTCAAGGTTGAAGGATGATTCCTTTTTTTAACCTTTGAACCTCTGAACCTTTGAACCTTTGAACCTCTAAACCTTTAAACCTTTGAACCTTTGAACGGTGAACCTATGAACCTCAGCGGACTTTAGGCCGCTGGTTCCGGATCAGCCGGATCTTCTTGCAATAGGCATCCTGCTCCAAAACTTTGGGATACCGCCACGTCAGGCCGTCATATACCAGGGTGTCGGTTCGATAGGTGACGGTTGGCACATCCGACGCCTTGGCAATGACATCCACAAAATCAAACACCGAATTGGCATCCGCATCCGTGCCGTGTCCCACAATGATCACCGAAATATCCGACGTGTTATAGGTCACAGGCGCCGCGAACTCGTCCGTGTTGAAAAACACGGACAAATCCGTGGAGAGCTGATCGGCCAGGGTCATTTATCGGGACTCCTCGGCATCGTCAGATTTTTTAACCGGCTCCAGAAAATTACGCATACCCTTGGGCACATTGTCCAGACAGATAATTTCGCCGCGCTTTAACTGTATTCTGCCCTGAATCTCATACAATTCATAAGAGGGGATGCCTTTCACAGCTCCGGTCTTGAGCTTTTTTAATCTGCCCATCCGAGGTTCGGCCTGTTTATTGGTCAGTCCGATTTTTCCGGTAAACAGGTCCGCCGTTTGTAATGTTATATGTTCTTTCATCAAAACATATCTCCCTTTTCATAAGGCCGACTGATATCGGCCTTTGATTTTCCTTATGTCAGGGTTACCAGACAGGCATTTTGCCAGTATCCATAACCCACGGTTCTCCAGGTATCGATGCCGTATTGGTGGGCATCGTTGTCGAACTCATACTCGGAGCCGTAGCCCTTGACCTTCATATCCACCTCGGTTTCCTCCTGGCGGATCAGCGCCTTGACATTGCTGTCGGTGCGAAACACCGGAAACCGGTCCGTCCATGACGTAAACCGGGGGTTGGGAACGACCTTGATGGTAAAATCCTTCTGGAGCTCGGAAAGGGCCAATTGACTGGCCGATGCCTGAAATGGCGTGGCCACAGCCTGGAGTCCCACCTGCATAAATGTGATTGGAACCATGGCCAGAAACTGACTGGCATCCTCGTTCATGGGCTCGCCCCGGTCATCCTTGAATCCGATAATGGCCTCAATGCCTTTGAAAATAGCCCACTGCATTTCTTCAACACTCGGGGCCGTGGTGGTTCCATGATTCACTGCAGGCACCGCGGAAATATCAACGCTAATGTCATTGTCCTGAGTTCCGGAATCGCCCTCGCTATGGTCGGTGTCGAAAAAATACTGTCCGTCATAGCAGGTTGCGGATTCTCCGGCGGCGATAAGAGTTGACAAAAGGCTCGCCCAGTGGGCGTTGGCCCGGCGGGCCAATTCCGCAATCCTGATCAGGGCCTGTCCTGAATGGTCCCGCCTGAGATCGCGCACCAGAATATCAATGGTGGCCTCATAATGAATATTGGTCAGGGTCAGTCCGGCCTCACGCAGGGCCTTGGCATTGCGACCGCCGATCCATTGGCGCAGCACCGGTGCCATGCCAAGCCAGGCATACTCTTCGGACTTCTGGTCCGATGTGAAATAATTGGATAACGCATCCACCCATGAGGCGCCGATATCCTGCGCCAACGTCTTATAAAATGCGCCGATGACTTGACGTTCGGTTAATCTATCCATTTTATATTTCCTTTCTTATTTTTTTTTGGTTCCGAGTTCTATATTCAATGTCCAGGGCTGAAAAGTTTTTACCCCCCAGAACTGCCTAAGCTCTCGGCCCCATTTTTATGAATTATCCTTATCCGCCCAGACACCTTTGGACTTGCGAACAATCCATCCGGTGGCGTCCCCATACTCGATGTCCAGATAATCGTGTCTTTGCGATGTGGCCTTGGTGTTTTTCAGGCCATGGTTATCCGTGCCGCTGGAATCTTTATAAATAATGAGATCGCTGGCGTTGGGCGCCACATCCAATTCCACGGTGCCGAAAGCTCCCACGTTCATAATTCGGAATGCCATTGCGGCCACCGCCGGCAGGGTAATGGTCTTGTCATCCGTATCCACGCAAATCAACTTTCCGGTATCCTGATTGTCCAGGGTTTTATCCACAGAAGTGGTCTCGGCAGTAAATCCTTCATGGGGATCTTTAAGAACGCCTGCGTCAAATTCCACTATTCCATAACCGGCGGAAACATATCGGCACATAAAGCCGATAAATACTCCGGAAGTTGGCACGAACGAAAAGGTGTTGTCATCCTGGGCGTACACCGCGCACCCCACATCCGTGATTACCGCGCCGGTAATAGCCAACTTAGCCTTGCCTTTTTTAACCACCCGCACATTGATGGCGGCGGCGGCGCCCGTCGAATTATCGGCCCTGTCCTCGGCAAACCCGACAAACTGATCGGAAGATGTCAGGGGCTGGGCATGTCCGGTGGCTATAACCAAGCCAACGGCGGCGCCTTCATAAATAACATCCGATGCAATCATCGGAAATTCATTGCGATCCCCGATTTCAAAATCTCTCGGAGTGTCTGCTACTAATGTCGTCATAATGTATCTCCTTGTTCTTGCTGTTTGTTTGGGTCGTTATTTTACGACTTTGCCCTGCAGGATTTTAACCTGGCCCTTGGCATTGGCCTTGAACCACGCCAGGTATGATTCATAATCCCCGTCGAATTCCTTGCGAACTTTGGCGTCTTTGTCCCATGTCTTTTTGGCCCGCTCCTCCACGGGTAGATTTTTGTCTTGTTCCGTGGTGTCTACATCCTTATCCGTGGACGGATCCGGCAGGGCCTCCGGGGATTCAACCCAATGGGTTGTTATGACGTTCTTCCGGAGTTTTCTTTCCTCAGCCAGAATTTTGACCGCGGCCTCCGGGCCGGTGGTTGTCCCGTCGAACATGAGCTCCTGGATCAATTTTTCATGCCCGGAAATGAGCTGGTCCTGAACGGACTTGATGCGCTCGCGTTCCTGCTGGGCGCCCTGGGCCATTGCCTGGTCCTGACTTTCCTTGGTTGCTTTTTCCGCGCCTTTCTTTTCTCCGTCTGTAAATCCTCGATTATAGCCGGCCGCATCCCCTTCCTCGATCAGGGCGCTGGCAATATCAGGATATTTGGATTTGAATTCTTCCAGTGTCATTTTTTAACTCCTTGTTTAATTGTATTAATTGTTTACCCACTGTTTTTTCTTCCTGCATCACCGGCAGGGTGGTATGTAAAAGCCGGTCTAATGTGGAAACACCGTCCACCAGACCGGCACTGATGCCCTGGTTTCCGATAAATACCCGGCCGTCGGCCATATTTTTGAGCACAGTTTCTGAAGACACGCCCCGGTTCCGGGCCACCGCGTCAACAAACACGGTATAGATGTAATCCACCCGGTCTTGGAGAAGCTGTTTGCCGTCTTTGGACAGGGGTTTATACTGGGACACCATGCGCTTGTATTTGCCCGCATAAATCTCCGTGGTTTTGATGCCCACACGTTTTTCATACTGGGAATAATCCACATGGGTGGCCACCACGCCGATGGACCCGGTCTGCACGGTGTCCCCGGAAATATACAGCTTTTCCGCGGCGGACCCGATCCAGTAGGCAGCCGACGCCATGAGCCCGTCCGAATATGCCACAATGGGCTTTTGATCGCGCCCTTCAAAGATCAGGCTGGCCAGCTCCAGGGTTCCGTCCACGGTACCGCCGGGAGAATCGATATCCAGCAAAATTCCATTAATGTCAGGATTGTTTAATGCATCGGCAATGTCCCGGGCCGCCAACTCCGTGGACACGCCGCCGGATATTCTGGTGAACAGGTTGGCCCGCTTGGCGGTCACCCCATGAATGGGAATCACGGCCATGTCATTGACCACGTCATATTCTTTTGTCTCGTTTTCCAGAGGCCGGCCGATTTTGGCCTCGATGGCCGCAATGTCGATTTTTTCCCCTCTCAGATGCGTGGAATAGATTTCCTGAATCTCATAGAGCTTTTCCGGCATGATGGCCCAGGGGCTGGTGAGAATGTCAATTATCTTCATTGGTTTCGTCCTCTTTGTCGAATCCTCTGTTTTCCCGGCCCGGCTGGTTTTCTTGGGCAGCGGCTTTTTCCGGCGCAGTCAACCCCGCGTCCTTTTTCATCTGTTCTTCCCGGGACCGCTGGGGAAATTTCTGTTCCCAGTCCCCGCCGGTCAATGATGCGGTTTCCTCGGAGTGGGTGGTCAGGGTTAACGCCAGGCGTTTTTCAGCGGCCTGGACTTCCTTGAACTCGTCGATCTGACCCTTGGCCGGCCCGGTCCATTCGGATCCCAGGTAGGCCATGCGGATGAGCGGATCCCCGCTTAAAAATCCGGGCGCCGCGATCCGGCCCAGAGCCACGGCCTCGGTCATCCACAGTTCATACACCGGCTTGCACAGGTGGTCCTCCAGCCATTTGCGCCGGCCCATGTAAAACCGCCAGGCCTCCAGCAGGGCGGCCCGGGCCGCGGAATAACTGGCCGTAAAATGCTTGATCAGGATTTCAAAGGGTAGTTCCAGGGCCACGCCGATCTGCCGGGAGATAGCCAGCACGAAATCGTTAAAGGATTGGTTGGGCCGGCCCGGGTTTGCGGATTCAATGCTTTCGTTGGGCAGTAAATCCAGGATGGCGCCGGGGCCCATTTTATAGTCTTTGTCCGCGGCGGATCCCCCGACTTCGTTGGTGGGCTGCATGGGATACATGCCCGCATGATATTCGGATTTGATAAACACGGTAAAAAACGCACTGATCACCGAGGCATCCACCTCCGCGTCCGTGTACCGGCCGAGCTGTTTCAGGGTTTCCATGACCGGCGCCAAGTCGGGCACGCCCCTGGATTGACCCACCCGGAGTTTTCGGAACAGGTGCAAAACGTTGGATCGTCCGGTTTTGGGGCCAAATGCGGGCACTACAACCCAATCGTTTTTTTTGGCATAGATGTTGCCAGGATGGCCTTTTAAAAAATGGTATTCTTTGGGGCGGCCGTTAGAGTCCTTTAAAATCCCGCCGGCCAGGGCTTCCGTGTCCTGCTTACTGTCTTTGTTGCAGACCCGGTCCGCCTCGATGAGCTGCAGCTGCAGGGAATAGGGGCGAAACGGGCTGGACTTTGACGGGGTGAGAACAAACACGTCCCCGTTTTCCAATGTGGACCGGAAGGATAGATCCTGGAGTCCGGCAAAATTCTGGGCCGAGGTCGCATCGCAATCTTTTGACTCGGACCAGAGCCGCCATTCCGCCTCGGTTCGCGCCTCCCATTCCTGGGCCTGGTCCTCTCCCATGTTCAAAATCTTGCGGTCAATCCGGGATTTGAGTTTCAGGCCCGTGCCCACCACGGACGTGACCTTGGTGTGGATGGCGCCGCCGGCCAAAGGATTGTTGCGGATAAGGTCCCTGGACCGCTCCCGAAGGTCGGGAAGCTCGGCAATGATGTCCGTGTCCGCGTCTCCGGAGGGCGGGGACCATTCGGACAAAGACCGCCGTTTCTTGGACGCCCCGTGATACGCCCCGGCCAGGGCCATGGCATACCGCGCCCTCATGCGCTGGGCGCCCCGCTGCGGTGAAAAGAAATTCACGGCCCGGTCGATAATATTTTCTTTAACTTCGATTTTCTTTCGTCGAACTTCTCTCATAGGCCCTTGCCTTTCATTCGACGTTCGATGTTGAATGTTCGATGTTGGACGTTCATCTTTTTCATGGATCCGTAACCGGCGTCACGCCCCGGACCCGGATCCCGCCGTCGGTTTCCCGCTGGACCAGGGTCTGGAGGCGTTTCCGCTCGTCCATTAAGGTTTTTAAATCCGCGTTTGTTTTGGAACGTCCGCCGATAGAATAGGACTGTGCGCCCGTGAGGATGGCCGTGATAGCCGTGTCGATCTGTTCCAACTGCTCGGTATAGGTAAGGATCGCCATAAAAAAAACCCCTATGCATAGTGGTTGCTTGTTTTGCAACACTATATCATGGGGTTTTGACTAAAAACGCTTATCCGAACTTGTTGTATGCTAAAAAGAGGTTAATGTAGGGTAAAAAGATGTTGACAGGGGTTTTTTGAGGTTCAAAGGTTCCCCGTTCAAAGGTTTCCCGTTCAGAGGTTCAAAGGTTTAGAGGTTTAAAGGTTAAAAAAAAAGGAATCATCCTTCAACCTTGAACCCGGAACCCAGAACCTTGAACCTTGTTATCCTTCAACCTTGAACCCGGAACCCAGAACCTTGAACCTTGCCATCCTTCAACCCTGAACCCTGAACCTATAAACCTATAAACCTTCCTTGATGTACTTGGGTGTATTTTTCAAATATTTCGTCCGCTGAAACGCCATCCAGTTCCACAGGTCAATATTGAGTGCCCGCCAGACGCGCTCCCCGTTGCGCTTCCAGGCGGGCAGCCCCTCAAACTCGATCAAATTCGTAATCTGCCGGGGATCCTCCCGGATAAACCCGCAGATCTCCTCCGCACCCTTCAAACACTCAATTTTCGTGGGGATGTTTTTCACCTATAATTTCACCGCTTCAATTATTCCATAAGCCATCATTGAAATATTTTCCGCACACTTCTCACATAAATCATCCAGCTCTGGGTCATCATTGAGCATGTCATAATAAAATTTGTCTCCCGGCTGAAATGCATAACCGCATTTCTGGCATTTCTCCGGATAGGTTGATATTTTCATGGCTGTACTCCTCGATTTGCACCAATTCGATTTTTTATTTCTTTTAAATTTATTTTTAAAAAAATAACATTCTGATTAATTTTTATTTCTGATATTATTTTAGCTGATAATTTTCGACTAAAACCTATGTTTAATAAAGTTTTAAATATTTCGATTTTTATTAAATCGTTTTTATTTAAATAGTTTTTAGAACCATGGCCACTGGCCGGCCATTTCGGTTTAATAAACCCCCTTGCTATATATTCTCTTAAACGACCGTTTTCCATTTTACATATTTTCGCCGCTTTTGGTATTGTGTATCTATCCATTAAAAACCTCTCTCGGGGCTTCCGATATTGCCTTTTCTATATTTTTAAGTAGTTTATTTTTATCAAAAGGCCCATCTTCTAAATCGCAATATAAATTTTCTAATATATCACTTATTTTATGAATAATTACGGCTATCAATACAAAATCATAAACAAAAGCGCTTGTGGTTATTCCATTGCCAAAATCGGCAGAATACACAATAGTTTTTTTTGTCATCTCTTAACAAACCCCTTCCTTCTCTCCAGCCATTTCTCCCCGTTAATCCCGGCGCTGCGCACCCCGCGCCCGGTCCGCTGCGGGGCAGGGGAGGGGCTTTTTCCGTCCGGGGCCGGCCAGAACATCATACCCAGGATGTCGTGGGCGCACAGGCACAGGACCGAGCAGTCCCACAGGTGGTTATCTTTTCCGGCCGGGCACTCCCAGACGCCTTTGTCGTTGATAAACTCGGACGTCATGTGCCGGGCGTAGGCTTCGGAAAACTCCGCGTTTTCGTGCCACGCCCCAGGATCGGCCGGGGAGATCTCCAACAGGGTGGACAGCTCGTCCTTGTAATAGTTGGTGTTCACGTTCACGCCGCGCAGGCCGCCGGGGATGGGCTTTTTTCCGCCCGGAAAATACTGGAGGTTGTTCCAGGTGTGAGCCTGGGCCATTTTCTGGCGGCCGAAAGAGGGGATGATCCGGCCCCGGTGCTTCAGGCAGAACGTATATACTTCCGACGTGCGGTGCCCAAGGGCGTCCTGGATCACCATTCGGATGATATATTCATTGCCGTCCTCGTCCATGTACTTGTCCGCCCACAACACCTGCTCCAGGGCCTCGAACGTGGTCACGAATCCCTCGCGCACGCCCCAGGACTCTTTGACCAGGCCCGCACCGCCGAACCCGAAGGCACGGACCCGGTACCAGAACCCGTCATCCTGGGTGTCCACGCCCGCCACTAGGCCGGCCACGACCCCGCCGCCCGGCACCCGCCCCCGGGGCCGGTCATCGCACAGGGCCAGGATCGCGTCTTCCTGCCGCAGCACCTCGTAATGGATCCACGGCACCGCCTCGTCACTGTTCTTAAAATCCTTGAGCGCCGTCTTGTCCTTGGTCCCCCGCAAAAACCGCGCCATGACCTCGGAAAGCCCCACAAAATGCGAAATCCAAGACGGGATGTGAAACCCGACCTTCTTGGGCCGGTATGCATAAAGATATTCCTCCAACTTCATGCCCGCGCCCTTGTGCTCCTGTTCTTTTTGCCCTTCATTCAACGTTGGACGTTGGACGTTCGATGTTCGACGTTCATCTTTTTGATACAAAACGGCGCCATCCCTGACACTCCCCACCCGCCATTCCCCATTCTGCACCGCCTCATCCCGCAGATCATCATCCCACTTGGCCCCGCACACGTCGCACACATACCAGGCCAGGTTCTGGGCCTCGATC